TTGTGATAGCAAAAATTGGTTTCCTTAATGTATTACCCCAAATATCTGCCCATTGACCAACTTGAAGAATATGTTTTTCTTTTAATTTTCCTACAGGTATTTCATAATCAACTAAATATACATCTTCAATATCTACATCTTTAAACATCTCGTTTAACTTATTTTGTGTCTCTTGAATTTTACTTTCTTTAATTTGAAATCCACCTGCATTTGGATGTCCACCTAACATTATAAAAGTATCAATTTCTTTTAATATATCCATAAAAGATATTATGGGAAATAAATTATAACTTCTAAAACTCCCTCCAAATATTGTTTCTTGTTCTTTATTCTTTAATTCATTTTTTTTCATTTGTTTTAAGATAATAATGGGACGTTTATAAATACTTGCTAATTTATTTGCAACTAATCCAGAGAATGATTTTTCTAATATATCTGTAGCATTTATTATAATTACTTTATTATCATTTAATTTTTGTGTTTCAATTATCTCAACCAATTCTTCCATTGATTTTTTGACTATTTTATCTTGTCTAGCTTTGATATTGGTAGTTTCTCGAATCATACATTCTTGTAAGGTTTGTATTATAATTTCTGGTTTGGGATCTTCTTTGTGTTTCCTTCTTGGTTGATATTCTTTTGTCTCTTTTTTCCCTAGAAAAGCATTTATTAAATCCATTCTTTCTTTGGCATTCCCTATTCTTGTAGTTGCATTAATAAAAGGAGCAATCTTCCATCCAACAAATGTAAAATTAATATTTTCTTCATCTACAATTTTATTTTTTATTAAAAATTGATTTATAAATTTATTATTAATAGTTTTTAAACCTTCGATGGCTAAATACCTTGTTTCGTAATTTCTCAAATCCATAGAATCTGCTATCATACCTATTGCTACTAAATCTAGATAATTATCTGCAAAATTATATTTATATTTTTTATCATATTCTTTAATAAATTTATAAACCACTCCTGCACCAGATAATGTAGTATTGGGGTATTGTCCATCTTGGCAATTGATAACCACAGCGTAAGGATTATCTTCTTCTATCTCATGATGATCAAGAATTAATATATCCACATCTCTAGTCTCTACTAATTCCTTGCATTGTTTTACATCTGATGTTCCAGCATCAGGAACTATTAATAAATTAAAATTATATTCTTCTAAATTTTTTACTATAATTCCATGTATTTTATTGCTATTCATTGAATGAGTAATAATTATATTTGGATTTATATTTAATATATAATTATCAATTTCCGTAGCAGATGTTAATCCATCAACATCAACATCATCTATAATATGTATTTTACTATTATTTTCTATATGCCAATTAAGCATATTTAAACCTCTGTCCATATTTTTAAGTAACATTCCATCATGTAAAACTGATTTATTGATATTTAACATCTCTTTTGGATTCTCAACGCCTCTATTTTTTAATAAAATATCCAATAATTCATTCTCACTAATTAATTCATAACCTTTATTTAAAACTCGATACTTTATTACAAACATCTCCTTTATTTTATCATCTCTTTTAATTCTTCTATATCATCTATGTAATACCGTTCTCTATATAATTCTTCAAATGTATTTTTTCCAAAATCTAGAGGCGAGTCCTTGTATCTAATGCGATTATCCCAACAAACTACTATTGATACATTACAATATGACATAAACATTTCTGAGATTTTTATTAATCTTTTTATATAATTTTCATATTCTTTCCATGCTTTTGAATTTTTATCTATATTCTCATTGTCTATCAATTCAATTTGATATTGTTTGTCAAATGCAATTGCAATCTCTTCTATTCCTAAAGACAATAATAAATCTCTTTGATAAAGACTTAAACTCATCCCACATAGTGCAACAGTAATGTTATTTTTTTGACCATAATAACTTCCATATAACATTACTGCCTTTTCTGATTCAACGATAATTACTTTTTTAAATTGCTTTATGTTATTTTGATTTTGAAATATTCCATAAAGATTAAAGGACATTGGATATTTATAAGTTAATCTTTGAATAGTAATTGGCATATATTTCTTACCACTTTCAGTTTCATGTTTAAAAAATGCTCTTCCTCTTATACCTACTAGATTGCCATTAATATCATAATGAGGAATTATTGTTTTGTTTTGGCTTATATAAAATTTAATTTGAAAGAATGAGGCAATTTCATCATTTATACCTTCTGTATACCAAGATAAAGGAATATAATCATCAAACATATTTAATATATATTTATCATAGGTAGGAAGTTGTATTATCCTATTTTCTTTTTTATAAAGATGAAATTTCAAAAAATCTAAATCCTTATTTTGTATCTCTCGTTTCTGTAATCCTATTTTTAATTTTTTAAATCTTGAAATCCCTTTAAAATTACAAATGTAGTTATAAGATTCAATGAAATCAATTCCTTTAGCAGACATAACAACATCAAACAAACTTAATGATCCACAACAAGTAAAACATTGAAAAAATTTAGTATCTGAAAAATAATATAATTTATTACTATCTCCATTATGACAAACTGTATTAAAATATATATTCCCTTTATCATCTAATTTATAATTATTTGAACCTAAATCTTTTAATATTTCAATAATGTCTTCAGTAGTAATTAAATTAATTAATTCATCTCTGTCCATATTAAATCACTCTTTCGGTGATCTTATCTTCTAACTCTATAATCGTTTTATCTATAGATATTGGTTCATATTCTCTATTTGTACAAAACATATCTATCGTTCTCATATTTCCTAAGTTTTGATGACACCATATTTTAACTTCTTCTGTAATTTCACCGAATCTATTTTTATATATTGAATAACACATATTAGGTAATAATGTTTTATTTAATCCTTTCGCCTTTTGAATTAATGGTTGTATATAATCAAGTTCTTTTTTTGTAGGAGCAAAAACAACAATTCCTACATCAGCTTTATTTGGTAATGATCTAGCTCCTTTTACTGCTCTTTGATCTCTAACACTGTCTCTACGTGCTTCATCTGTTGTTTGTGTGAAACCGAAAATTACAATATCATAATCTGTAGCTAATTTTTTAGTATTAGCAGAAAGATTTAACAATACTTGATCTTCTCTTGCTGACATTCCTTTAGTTAATTGAACATATTCTGCAATCAATGCTTGTGTTAATTCAAGGTAATCAATTGCAAGAACATCTAATCCTTCTTTAAATTTATATCTATCTACAGTATTTCTTAGATATGCTAAGTCATAATTAGATTCGTCTTCTAAAAAGATTTTTGCTTGTTTTACATATTCTATTGCTTTATCAATTCTTTTTTCTTCTTCTTCAGTTAAAGTATTTTTTTTAATTTTATATTCTTCCACTCCACTAACAAATGCCCACATCATAGGTTCTAACTCTTCATATATTTTCATTTCTGTTCCTATATATAATCCTACATTATTTTGACCATTAGGATTAGGTAAAAAATTTTCCTTGTCATGATCCCATAAATAGGGACTACAAACTAATAATAATCTTTCAATTGCAATTCTTGTTTTGCCTTTCCCACTATCCCTTGTTTCAAGAAAAAATCCTCCTTTTAATGCACCTCTTGTAAGAGTATTTAAATACTTACTTTCAATTCCATATCCATAGCATGGAGATTCCTTCATTTTAATTCTTAATTCTTCTGCATTATCTCCAGATTTTCTTCTTTTAGATGAATCTTTTATAAAGAATTTCTCTTTAACATTGAAATTTTTTCTATCGAAATGTTGTTGTATTTCATTTAATGTCATAGATTCAAATTTTTCTTGTTGTTGCTTAATGATTATATGATCTATTTCTTCCATGTCTAAAATTTCAGATACATTTATACCTTCACTTATGTAACTTCTTAATAAAGATAATTTTCTAATTTTATTATAGTAATATTCATAGTTAAGAATATTAGCATCTTCATATACTTGAGATAACCATTCAAGATTCTTTTCATTTTCAAATAACAAGATATATCCTTTTGGATCATTTGTATTTAAATATGTTTCAATATCTGAGATTCTAATTTCTTTTAATTCCTGAAGATATAGATTATAAATACAAGTGAAAGTTAACTTATGTATGCCATTTGGAAAATCTTCATCTACATTCAGTATAAATTTTTTATCTTTTAATAAATAAGGATCTTTCATTAAACATCCTAATACTTGACAAGATGCTCGTTTATCAAAATATTTCTCTATTTGTTTTTTAGTTATTCTCATTACCTACCTCCCAATTTTTTTGCAATGGTAAAGGTTTTTTGATATTAATTTGTTTACTTGATATTTGTGTTTTTATATTTATAATTTGTTCATTATTAATAAATTCTTCAGATTTATCTTCTAAATTAAATACCTTATTATAATGATTTTTTGCTTTCTCATAATAATAAGGTATAATACCTAATCCAGTTTCATCTAAAACTTTATTTTCTAATACATCATAGTAATATAATAATGTATAATACATCCCTATATTAGTATAATTATAATTATCTCTATAGGTTTTTAATTGTTGAAACATCATACCCGTTGGAACTTTTATATTGTATATCTTACATATGTATTGAAATAATAAATCCCAGTCATTTTTATATTTATCAGATTCTATTTCTTTTGTTTCTAAGCATTTACTACAGTATTTTTTATTACTTTTAACAGTTAAATCTTCTTTATTGAAAGATTCTTTGCATATATAACATTTTAATTGTCTTTGTTTTTTTTCCATAAATCAACCTACCTTTTAATAAATAAAGAGGTAGTTTCCTACCCCTTTATTCTTTTTATAATATTATTAATCTTCCATTTCTTCTAATAATTCTTCTAAATCTTGTTTAATCCGCATTAAAGGTTGAATTTGTTTTTTAGTAGATTCACTAACAGTAACATCTTCCCCAAGATGTTCAGCAACAATATCTGCATATTCTTCAAGTTTATCAATTTCTTCAAATCGTGTAAATAATTCTCCGATGGATTCTTTTAATTCTTCATGTGTAGGTTCTTCACCTTCATAAATTTCTCTTTGTGCTTTATAATCAATATCATCTTTTTGACCAGACATTTCCTTTTCTTTAATTAAACCTGCAATAATAACTTTTTCTAAATTTTCTGCTGTAAAATCTTCAATATAACGCTCAGTATAAATATTTCTGCATCGAGCAAAAAACTCATCTGTTTCTGCTAAATAACCACTAGAATGAATAGGATTCCCTTCTTCATCTACACCATTTGATTTTAGATATACAATATAATCAGAATTATTTCGGATAGGTGCAATGTTTCTTTCGTCACCTTCAATAACAAATTTTTCTTTATCTTTATCAAATTTTTCATGACCAAGAAAGACTACTGTAAACCCAAGTTTTAATAATTTATTAACTTGATTAAACATTTCATCTTGATATTCTTGCCACAGACCATAACCTTTATTTCCTGTTTTGATACTTGTTGAGCCAAATTTCTCAATTATATAATCTCTACACCATCTACCCATAGTTTCCATACCATCACATATAATAGTAACTTGTTCTTGTTCAAGAATTTTACACCATTTCTTACCACCTAAAGTTCTTAAATGTCCTGTAAAATCACTCCATTTATTTGCTTTTAAAACAATAGCACCACTAATACCATTTAAACCTTCTTCAAAAGGAATAAAAACTGGATTTTTAAATTTAGATGCTTGATAGGTTTTCCCCAAATCATTATATCCATATATTGTAATAATTTTTCCTCTTAAATCAGTAGTAATTTTACTTACTTTAGCTTTGTCTCTAAAAGTTGTTTCAACCAAACTTAATAAATCACTTGAAATTGCCATAAAATATATTCCTCCAATTTATATTTATTTTATATTTATGTAATAAGCAAATGAGGAAGGGGATTTCTCCCCTATCACTCAATTAAATATCAGATTAGAATTTAGGGCGTTCCCTCTTAGTTGTATTTGCTCCTGTCCCTTTTAATCCTTTTCCTTTTTTATCAGTATATTCTTCATTCTTTTTATTTTCAATTTCATTGTCTCTTTCGATCTTAGCCTTTTTTACAAGTTCTGGATCGAATTCTTTTTCTTCATCTTCTTGAATATCTGCACCAAGAACAATTAACTCATTAACATACTCTCTATGTTCTTCAATTTTTGCTTTACCTAAAGTTCCACCTTTTTTAGTTTTAACAATTTTACTTTGATAATTGATATTGCCCCATAATTCTAATGTTATACCTTCTTCAACAGAATTCAAAACATCTGCACCAAAGTCATATTCTTCACCTTCATCATCAATAATTGTCCCTGCAACAAATTCCATAGGAATAACTTTCCCACCATACACAGGAATCCATCCTGAAATTATTGTCCTACCAGTTTCTTCATCATTTTTTATTTCCTCTTTAATTGACGTAACATACATTTCTACATCAAAATCAGCTTTATAATCTTCAGGTTTAATACTATTATCAATTGAAATCGTACCAAAACCTAATTCAATAGTAATTTTAGTTTTTACTTCCTCAGATTCTTTAATTTTAAATATTTCTTCTTTGAAATGTGGTACAAAATCTTTATTGCCAAAAACTCTTACCTTAGTTACATTTTCTCGATCTTCATCATTTTTACAATCTGCAAGTGTTAACTGTTCTTTTTCAATGAATTTATTTAAAGTTTCAAAAACTTTTTTAGCTTTACCATCTTTATTTTTTTCTTTTACAAAAACCTTTACTTCTAATTCTGAAAACTCACCAGTTTTAACTATCAATGAACCATTTATGTAGTTACCCTCTTTATCTTTGTTAAATTTTAATTTGTGTTCTTTAACTTCACCTGTTAATGTAACATTGTTAACCGCTTGTCTCAATTCATTATTTGCCATATGTAATATTAGTCTCCTTTAAATTTTAATTTTTATTTTTACAATCTATATACTTATTTAATAACTAAACTATCAATCGACTAATTAAATCCTACTCTTCATCCTCTTTCTCATCATCTTCAACATATAATCTCAGACTTCCTTCTTGCATTTCAACTACATTCCATCTTTCATTATGTTTTCCACCATCAGGAATAAATTCAATTTCAACTTTCTCTGGTTTTGTACCTTTGAATCCAGTTACATTTCCTACTTTTAATTCTCCGTTGTCTTCTGAAATAAATCTAATTTTGTTTCCTGTAGAAATGGTTTGCAATTCTCCTGTATTAATTTCTACTTCAATTGATTTGTACGGAACTTTTTCAACATTGACCATAAATAAATCATTTCTCCTTTTCATTATAGATTTTATCTTATTTTACACTTTAAAATCTTAGAAGCCTAACTTTTTACAAATCATGACCAAATATTCCTTTTATCATGATTTTCTGAAAATTGACATGCTCTAAACCATTATTTTATAGGGGTTTGTGATTTGGTATATTTTGTAAATCACCCTTTCTTTGAAATATTTTCTTACCTTTTCGATTTTTTGATGAAATTTGAATCATTTTTGATATTTTTCTTAATTCCTTCCTACATCACTATTATATTCCCATTCTGTATAATTGTCAAGAGAGAATTTAATTTATTTTTTGTTTTAGTTAAATTCTCTCTTGAATAGGAAACTAAATCATCTTAATAAATTCATCTTCGGAAAGCACATAAATACCATCTTTAATTGCTTTATCTACTTTACTACTACCTTTTACACTTCCAACTACAAGATAATCTAAACTCTTAGCATATCCTTTAGTAAATTCAGCACCCAAACCTTCAAGTAATGATTTTAATTCTTCTTTCTTGTAATTTGCAAACGTCCCAGTACAGTAAATCTTCTTAGAATGAAAAAATCCATCTTTATTTGTTGTATTTTCCAACTTAATTTCCTCCTTCTTAACACTCACAACATCTAATAATTCCTTAATTTGTTTCATATTATCTTCATCTTGAAAATATGAATAAATACTCATTGCAGTAGTTTCGCCAAAATCTTTAATAGTCATAAATTTATAACCTGAATAAGATTCTGTTGCATCTAAAAAAGCATTAATATCACTATTAAAATGTTTCTCTAATCTCTTAGAACTACCAAATCCAACATTTTTAATCCCTAAAGATGCAATTAGTGAACACATTTTAATACTCTTAGAATTTTCAATCGCTTTAATCATCTTATTATAAGATTTCAAAGCAAAACCAGGAAGTGATATAATATCTTTTTTATATCTTTCTAGTTTAAAAATATCCATATAACAATTAATAAAACCTTTGTCAATAAATACTTCTAATGATGCTTCACCAATATCACTAATATTAAAGCATTGTTTACTAACAAAGTGTTTTAATTTCTTAAGTAACTTTGCATCACAATCAGGATTAAGACAGAATAAATCATGAGTATTTACAACTTTTCTAACTTCTACTTTACCTTTACAAGTAGGACATTCTTTAGGAATTTCTTCAGTTCCACTTCTTGTAATATTATTTTCAATTGCAGGAATAATTTTGTTCCTCTTCGATATCTCAATCACATCATCTTTACCAAGTTTTAATTGCCAAAATCTATCTAAATTATGTGTTGTTGCTCTGGTTACTTCTGTACCTTCAATTTGAACTGGTTGGAAGATACCTGTACCTACAATTTTCCCAAATCTACTTGTATTCCATTCAGTATATAGATATTTTGATTTATGCCAACTATCCTCGAATTTGAAAGAAATTGATCCATTATAATGATGATTGGTTTTGCCTAATGATTCTGCATATTTAATATCATTGAATGTTAGCACTAGGCCATCAATTGGATAATCAAAAGTAGGAATATCTTCTATAATTTGATTAATTGTTTCTTCAAGATTATTTTTATCAACAATCCAATATTGAACAGTATCAAATCCTTGTGATTTTAACCATTCTAATTGTTCAATTTTTGTATTAAATTTATTTCCTTTAAGAATATTAAAAGCACAAAATTCAATATTCCTATCTTTGCATACTTTAGAATCAAGCAAACCAACTGAACCATTCGCTAAATTCCTTGGATTTGCATATCTATCATCTGGATTTTTAATTTTAGAGTTTAATTCATTGAATGAAGAATATTTCATATAATTCTCACCAATAATTTGAATCTCTTGTTCATCATCAATTGTTAATGGAATATTTTTAATACTATTACCATTATGAGAAATATCTTCTCCAATATTTGTTTCTGAATCTCCTCTAGTTACCAATTGTTTAAATTCTTTTTGATAAGTTATTTTACCTGTCCCACCATCAATTTTTAACATTAACACACCTTGTTTATCACCTAACCATTTTACCAATTTAGGAATTTCTTTGATCTTGTTAAGTGACAATAGAGGAATATCATGGTGTACTTTTGGTAGATTAGATACTACTTTATAACCTGCTCTTTGTGTAGGTGAATTAGATAATATGATATTAGTAGATTCTTCTAATGATTTAAGTTCGTCAAATAGAATGTTGTATTCACGATTCTCCATTATAGGAGTATTTAGATTGTAGTATGCATCACATGCTTTGTTTAATTCTTTCACCAAATCTTGAATTCTCTTAATCTTATCCATATGTAGCCTCCTTTAAATTTCTATTCCCATTATATTATCATTCTGTCAAGATTTTTTTTCATTTTATAACATTCTGGATTATCTTCTGTAACATAAATACATCTAGGAAACTTAAAATATTTACATCCTTTTAGACTTGTATCACATTCCATATATAATCTTTCTCCACATCTTGTACAACGATAATGTTTTTCTAATTCGGAACCACAACTACGAATTGCTGTTGCTTCATATTTCCAATCATGAATACCAAGTAAACAACGTATATTCATTTTATAATTTTTTCTCCTTTCAACACAAAAGAGGAATATCAAAGCAATATTTTACTCCCTATTCTCTAACATCCATTCTAAACAATATTCTTCAGAAATCAAAGTTAAATCATCCAACACATCTGGTAAAAACGGCCCAGTTTGTGGATTATAAATTTCATATACCTTTCCATCTTTAATAATATATCCTTGTTCTTTAAGATATTTTAAATCCTTTTTATTATTTAAAATAAATTCCCTTAATTCACAAGGATATTCTAAATACCAATTATCACCTTTAATATTTGACTTTCCTAAATTAGCTAAATAAATAGCTTTAGTATAATTATTATAAGTTACAAGTGCATAACAACCAATATCTTTTTCTTTGATATGATAATCTAAATATTTTTGTTTTTCTTGTTTGTTTTTGATTTCCATAAGTTATCTCCTTTACTTATTTTATCAATTAAAACACTTAAATAATTTGCATCTTTTATTCCTGCTATACTCATACAAATCCATTTATTAATAAATTTATTTTCTTCCGTAGATAATTCATCCCATTTATCAGATATTTTTTTAAGTATTTCTGATAATGATTTCAATTCATATTTATCTTTTCTTATATTAATTCCAACATTTAATAATACTTTTTCAATATGTTCTAAATTATTTTGATATGTATTATCTATTCTTTCTAATGTTTTATCATTTTCCATATTAATTCCTCCTATTTCCAACCAAATCTTTCTTTGGTGTTGTTATAATTTTACTACTATATGTAGTAGTTTATATTTATCTTACATACTACATATAGTATCTACAAAATATTTTTATACTAATTTCTCACTAAGACACTCCATAGCCAAATCTAATGCTTCTCTAAGCATTGCGTAATTTTCTGGTGGATAATTACTTCTAATTATTTCAATTGCTTTTTTTATACTTATCTTTATTTTTTATTTCTTCTTTACTCCAAGGAGTTTCTTTTCCTGTAGTAATATTACAAACATGACCACCATAATGAATATTTGGGTTATCCCAATCTACCCACTCACCACAAATTTTACATTTTTGCATATAATGTTCTCCTTTTTTGTTTCAATCTATTTCTCAACTAACTCAACATAATAATCTAACCAACTTTCTCTTTCTCCATTAAATATTTCTTCTGCTTCATCCTCGTCTACTTCATCTTGTTCCATAATTTGTTGAATATCCCTTAATCCATATGATCCAGCATAATTATCATATTTTTCACACGCACAAGAAAAAGCATAATCTTCTGCTTCATTTTCATTATCAAATTCTTCTACTTCTTCTTCCCTTGCTCCACCAAAACCTTCACCTAATCCGTAGAATATTTTATATTTTGGCATAATATTAACCTCCTTTTAATTATTGTTATTATTTTAACATTATATTGTTAGTATGTCAACTATAATTTTCATTAATATGTTTTATATGTATTTATTTCATTAATATATTATAACACTTTACAACAATATTAATTTGTCCTTTAACATCATCAAATGCATCATGTGCAATTAAATCTGGATTTTTATATTTATCTCTGAATTCCTTCTCCGTAGCGATACCTACTTTATGATTTGCTAATTCTACTAAAGTCCTCATATCCCTATCATTCCTATAAAATATAGGATAGTCTAAATTAATATTTTTCATTTGACATTGCAACATCTTATTATCAAAAAGGATTCCATTTCCCCATAAATAAACATTTTTCATATCTTTA